ACCACGCAGATCAATGTGATCGGCACCGGCATCAAGCTGCAATCACAGGTGCTGCAGCTGCGTGGCAGTAAGCGGGACAACCGTATCAATAACGAGATTGAGGCGAAATGGTCCTACTGGACGCGGCCTAACGCTTGCGACTGCTCTGGTCGGTACAGCTTTCACGATTTTGAGTGGCTGGCCGCTGGCGCAATGTGCGAATCGGGCGAGGCGTTGTTCAGGATTGTGCGGCGTCAGTTTGGTGAGTCGAAGGTGCCTTTGGCGCTGCAGATGATCGAAAGCGATCTGCTGGATGAGTCATATAACGGCGCTACGCAGAAAAAGGGCAATGAATGGCGTAATGGCGTTGAGGTTGATGAGTGGGGCCGCCCTGTCCGGTACGCGATCCTGACTCGTCATCCTGGCGATACGTTTTTCCAGGGCAATCCTGTTCCTGACAGGAAGCACGTTTTTCTGCCTGCAGATGATGTGATTCATCTGTTTATGCCTGAAAGGCCAGGCCAGAACAGGGGTGTGCCTTGGTTCCACAGCGTGATGGCAGATGCGCATCAGCTGCAGGGTTACGAAGAAGCAGCGGTGATTCGTGCCCGTGCTGGCGCAAGCATCATGGGATTTATTACAAATAACGAGGGAGAATTGATCGCAGATGATGTCGAAAACAGCGAAAGAATCTCAGAGTTTTCTCCTGGGACCTTCAAATATTTGAGCCCTGGTGAACAAATAACAGTGCCAGATATTGACTCTCCGGATCAACAATTCGAGATGTTTGTCAAAAACAAGGTCAGGCGTTTTGCGTCTGGCTTTGGTTGCTCGTATGAGACGTTGTCTCGTGACTTCAGCGACACCAACTACAGCAGCTCAAGGCTGTCATTGCTGGAGGACCGTGAGCACTGGCGTGTTGTTCAGAAGTATCTGATCGACAACCTGCACATGCGTGTCTTCCGCGAGTGGTTGAACCTTGCGGTCTTGAGTGGCTACTGCAACTTCCCTGATTACGAGCTGCGCCCTGAGCGTTATTTGTCGCCTCGTTGGATGCCGCGTGGCTGGAGCTGGGTTGATCCGCTCAAGGAAGTCAAGGCTTACCGCGAGGCTGAGCAAGCTGGCTACATGACGAAGCAGC